GCGAGCCACACGGCACTATACCGTGGTGATTAAACCCATAACGACACCCTAATTCAGGGTGCCGTTAGCGGCGCTCAACTGCCGTTGGTCACCGCACCAGCTGCCGTTGGGCGCCGCAGAATGCACGCTGGACAACATCATCGAGAAACAAGACTGAAATGGTTTGTGAAACCATGAACATTCAAGAACAGCAGGAAGGTAGCTGAAAAAATGAAAATCATTCACATCATGAAAGACGGAACTGTAAGAGATTCCATCGGTGGGAAGATCCCAAACGGAGAGTTCTACCAAGTGCTGATAGGAATCCTTGAGAAAAGAAAAGGAGAAACAAAATGAGTCTTGATACTTTTATCGTGATTGCCTGTCTGGTCTTTGGCGTTATCAGCTACGCAGCTTACCGCTATCTGAGCGAGAATGTGTGGCTGAAGTGCTGACCAAGATACTTGACGGAGTGATGCTGGTGGTCATTGCGATATCGGCTATTGTCGCAATCGATGTGTCCAAGGACATCATTCCAGAAGAGCCTAGAGAAACAACCTATGAAGTAACCAGTGAGCCGTGGGTGGAAGAAACCACAGAGCCTACACAAATACCTACGGAAACAGAACCAGTCACAGAACCTGCCACAGAGCCTGTCACAGAAGCAACAGAGCCACCGGAAACCACAACAGAAACAGAACCGCCAGTAATTCTTTACGATGTTCCTTTGAGTAAGGATTTGCAGATTTACATTATCAGTATTTGTGAAGAACTGAACATAGATCCGGCAATTGTCATGGCGATGATCTGGAGAGAATCCAACTTTGATCCGAGAGCAATCGGTGACAACGGAGATTCCCACGGACTGATGCAGATTCAGCCGAAGTGGAACTACGAACTGATGGAACAGCTTGGACATTACAACTTGTTTGATCCATTTTCCAATGTGATTGTAGGCATCCACATTCTAGCCGGACACTTAGAGCGATATGGCGATATGGCAATGGCACTGGTTGCCTACAATTCCGGGCGATACAACGGCACTGTGACGAGTTATGCCAATGATGTGCTGGCGAAAGCGGAAGAATTGAGAGGAAATACATATGTTTTTTACAGATGATGCTGAAAGAGATTTTGCTAGGCATGACATGGAGCAAGCAAGACGAGAAGCAAGGCTTCCGGTCTGCGAAGAAAAGAAGTGCCGGAAGAGAATCCAAGACGATTACTACTTTGAAATCGATGGCGAGATTCTTTGCGAGGACTGCATGATTCGCAGGTACAGGAAGTACACGGAAGATTTGGTGAATGCGTATGAATAAACACCAAGCGTATGACTTGAAGCAGATGCAAAGTCTACCCATTGAAGCCAAGATCAGAATGACACAACAGCGAATCCGCCAATGGTATGAGTATTGGGATGGTGAAGTTTATGTCAGCTTTTCAGGTGGTAAGGACAGCACCGTTCTGAAGCACATTGTTGACAACACACCGGGCGTTTATGATGTGCCAGCCGTGTTTGTGAACACCGGGCTTGAATATCCTGAAATTCAGCGGTTTGTGAAGGATGTCAAAGCCGGGAAATGGGATTGCTTCAATCCAAATGTTGAAATTGTCAGACCCGAAATGCGGTTTGATGAAGTCATCAAAAAATATGGCTATCCAGCTATCAGCAAAGAAATATCGGAAGTCATTTATTCTGTGCGGAATAGCAAGCCGGGAAGAACCAAAACAGTCAGGATGAAGCGGCTGAATGGTGAATTGCTGGACAACAACGGGAACAAAAGTCAGTTCAACTGTGAGAACTGGAAGTTTATGCTTGATGCCCCTTTTGAGGTTGCAAACCACTGTTGTGCCGTTATGAAAAAAAGACCATCCAAAAATTATGCCAAGCGAACAGGCAAAAAGCCGATTATTGCAACAATGGCTTATGAATCAAGGTTGCGTTATCAGCAATGGATCAAGAACGGTTGCAATGCTTTTGAAGGCAAAGAACCAAAATCAACGCCAATGTCCTTCTGGACTGAACAGGATGTTTTGCACTACATCAAAAAATTCAATGTTCCATATTGCCCGGTTTACGGTGACATTCAAGTGAAACCACCTGAAGGCACAGAAGAAGGGCGATCAATGTCATTGATTATCTTGGATGTTATGAGCCGGAAGACACACTTGAAACCACTGGTTGTTCCCGGACGGGCTGTATTTTCTGTATGTTCGGCTGTCACCTTGAAAAAGAACCGAACCGTTTCCAGCGGCTGAAGGAAACCCACCCACGGCAGTATGAATACTGCATTGGCGGTGGAGAGATGGTGGACGGAAGGTGGCAACCATCCAAAGAAGGCTTAGGACTAGGAAAAGTCCTTGATTACATAGGAGTTAAATACGATTAAAAAGGAGTAACAATCATGGAAGAATTAACAATCACGATCCCCATTGCACGATTTGAGCAGCTTGTCAGATCGGAGCAGGATGCGAGATTCCTCAAGAGCATTCTCAAGTCCAAGAAGGACAACTTCCGAAGCATTGACCATGACGAAGTGGCAATGCTGTGCGAAATCTACATTGGCGGTGATTCGGAGTGAAGGAGTTCCGCAACGGTGTTTCCTACTACACCAAAGCCACAATCGATGTCGGATTTCCGGAAGACGATGTGTGCTGCCACTGGTGTCCGCTGATGACGAGAGATCCCAACCTGAGAGATATCTGCGGAAGGACAGGAGAAATCCTTCTTGCACCAAAGCACACGATTGGCATGAATTGCCCACTGAATTTTGAAATTAAGGAGTAACAACTATGTGTATGTTTAGAGATTTGAGAGCAGACGAAATCGAGTGCCGGGTAGCACAAGCAACTGAGAACGGAGTTTCCATTCTTCTTTACAAGGATGCCCGGTGCGATCAGAACATTCTGGATGAAACTGTTGGCGAGTTCGGCTGGCAGAGATGCCATACCAGAGATAACGCAAACTGCATTGTTTCCCTGTGGGACGAGAAGAAGCAGCAGTGGATCTCCAAAGAGGACACCGGAACGGAGAGCAATACCGAAAAGGAAAAAGGTCTGGCTTCCGATTCTTTCAAGAGAGCCTGTTTCAATTGGGGCATTGGCAGAGAACTGTATACCGCTCCTTTTGTTTGGGTCAAGGCAGAAGATTGCACTGCACTCAAAATGAATCAAAAGACAATGAGGATGCAGTGCTATGACACCTTTGAAGTGCAGAAGATCATCATCGAGAAGAAGCGCATTGTTGCACTGGCAATCCGGAACACCAAAACAGGCAAGAACTGCTTCATCTGGCAGGACAAGAAGTGGGAAGCCGAGCAGAAGGTGAAGCAGAATGCATGATTTTACTGCTTGGTGGGGTGAATTATGTACGAATTAACTGGCAAAATGAAGGGTGCTTATTTCCGTGACTTGCTGACAGGTAAAATCACAATCATGTTTGAGTTCAACGAGCAAGACATTGCAAAAGAAATGTTTGACCACCTTAATCTCTACCAACTGACGATTAATGTTGGCAAGTACAGAAAAAAGCGGAGTCTGGATGCCAATGCCTATGCCTGGGTGATGATTTCCAAGCTGGCTGAAAAGCTGAACATTCCGAAAACGGACATTTATCGCTCTGCTATCAAGGAAATCGGTGGCAATTCGGATGTAGTCTGCATCCAAGACAAGGCGGTAGATTCGCTGTGTGACGGATGGCAGAGAAACGGCATTGGATGGCTGACGGAAAGATTCCCAAGTAAGTTGGATGGCTGTACCAATGTGACATTGTACTACGGATCTTCCACCTATGATACGGCTCAAATGTCACGGCTGATTAACATTATCGTAGAGGAATGTCGGCAGCTTGGGATAGAAACAAAAAGTAAAGAAGAGGTCGAAAGCCTCTTGAAAGCATGGGGGTAATTATGAAAAAGATTCCTAAGAAATTGTTGGACAAGATGATCTGCACTGAGAGAAAAGTTTGGAAAAATGCTGGTGGTGACAATGATGATCTTCACAGTATGAATATCTACATTGCCAGAGATATTGAAGCTAAATGCGGTCTTAATTGGCTTGCTGTGACGGATTTACTTCACAGCATCCTCGGTTACAAATGCTTCCGTCCCAATGCGACAAACAAAGAAATCTATGATGTGATACGGATGCTTGGTTGGGAGGTGTCCGATGAAGAGCAAGAGAGCGAAAGCCTGTGACATATCCAAAAAGGTCAAGGACATCGTTTGGGAGCGTGACGGACATAGATGTATCATCTGCGGATCGCATCAAGCAATGCCCAATTCCCACTTCATCCGAAGAAGCCAAGGCGGTCTTGGGATAGAAGAAAACATCGTGACCATGTGCATGACTTGTCACAGAATGTATGACCAAGGTGTAGACCGAAGAGCAATTGAAGCCTTTACCGAAAACTATTTGAAAAGCCTGTATCCGGACTGGAGCAGAGAAAAACTGATTTATAAAAAATGGGGGAACTAATTATGAAGAAAACCTTGAAGGAAAACCGTGTTGTGTGTGCTTGTCGCAAGTGTAACAAGCCTTATTCCTACGATAAGACCAAGGGGTATGCGTTTGTTGAGAAGTGCCGTGAATGTGCAAGAAAGGATGGTAACAACAATGCTTAATCAAATTAACATCATGGGAAGATTGACCAGAGAACCGGAACTGCGGAGAACCGGAAGCGGTGTTGCCGTAGCAAGCTTCACAATTGCTTGTGACAGGGACTTCGGCAAGGACGATAAAGAAACCGACTTTATCGAATGCGTGGCTTGGAAGAACACTGCCGAGTTTGTCCAGAAGTATTTCGGCAAGGGCAGAATGATCATCGTGTCCGGCAGACTCCAGATCCGTACATGGACGGACAAGGATGGAAACAAGCGCAAGACTGCGGAAGTGGTAGCGGACAATGTTTACTTCGGTGATTCCAAGAATTCTGCAACCGACAATAATGTCGGTCACACTGGCTTTGCGAAGAGCGATTCTGCACCTGCATCTGACTTCGCAATGCTGGATGACGATGATGCACATTTACCCTTCTAAGGATGTGAGGACATGGCAGTCAACAGCAAGCAAAAGGGCGCAAGGTTTGAGCGGACACTTGCTTCCAAGTTCCGTGAATATGGCTATGATGCCAGACGGACTGCCCAATACTGCGGTAACACTGGTGATGCTTCCGATGTTGTAGGTCTCCCCGGCCTACACATCGAAGCAAAGCACCAAGAGCGAATGAACCTATATGAATGGATGTCCCAAGCGAAAAGAGATTCTAACGGCACAGGAAGGCTTCCTGCGGTATTTCACAAAAAGAACAATGCTGCGATCCTTGTGACCATGGAACTTGAGGACTTTATGAACCTATACAGAGAATGGGAAGCCGGATTTCGATAAAAAGGAGTGTACATCATGGATAACGCAACACAGAGAGGTAAAATCGTAGCCTATTGCAAGGAGCATGGGTCGATCACAGTACGAGAAGCCTTTGAGAAGCTTCACATCAACAGTCCTACCAAGCGGATCAGCGAACTGCGATACGCAGGATATATCGTGAATACGGTGGACGAAGTAAGAATCAAGGACGATGGCGAAAAGATTAGATTCAAGCGGTATTACATCTTTAAGCCGTATGACAATTTTATCACCATCAACGAAGGCGATAAGGTGCGGTTTGTTCCCGGCACTATTAAGTGCGGAAACTACACGGACGATGAAAAGTTGGAAGAAACAGTCACCGGAACTGTTATCTACATCAACCACGAGCACAGATACTTCACAGCGGAGTATGAAATCAATAAGGAAAAGTACAAGGAGAGTTTCAAGTTCGCTGATCTTGGACAGGCGGTGACGAAGTGTGGCTGATGTTAAGTGGATCAAGCTGACTACGGATATGTTTGACAATCGGAAAATCAAGCATCTTCGTAAGTTACCGGATGGAAACAGCATTGTTCTGATATGGGTAATGCTGCTGACGATGGCAGGTCGGTGCAATTCCGGTGGCATGATCTTCCTGACTGAGAACATTCCGTACACTCCCAAGATGCTTGCGGATGAACTTGGATTTGAGGAAACTACAGTGCAGCTCGCCTTGAATGCTCTTGAGAATTTCAACATGATTGTTGCCAATCACGGCTATTTCACGATATCCGGATGGGAAGAATACCAGAACATTGAAGGCATGGACAAGATCCGGGAGCAAAACAGGCTCAGAAAGCAGAAGCAGAGAGCCAATCAGAAGCTTCTTCCAGATGCGTCACGGGACAGTCACGGGACAGTCACGCAATGTCACGCAACAGAAGAAGATAAAGAAATAGAATTAGAACAAGATATAGAAATAGAGAATAAGAGAACTGACTACCAGTCAGTTGTGGATCTGTTTCATAAAATCTGTGTTTCTTATCCCAAGGTTCGGTCTTTATCGGATGCCAGAAAGAAAGCGATCAATGCCAGACTGAAGACTTACAGTATGGAAGAAATCAAGACTGTCTTTGAGAATGCCGAAGCTAGTTCTTTCCTGAAGGGCAAGAACGACCGGAACTGGTCTGCCAACTTTGACTGGCTGATTGCCGACAAGAACATGGCGAAGGTTCTGGAAGGAAACTACGCAGACAGAGGTAGAAAAGAACAGCTTCCTGGGTGGTTTGGTCAGCGGCAGCTCGACAATGACGAGAAAGAAGCGATTAAACGCATGATATCTGAAGAGGACCAACTGGAAGCCGAACAGCTTCGCAGAGAACTGCAAGAATCGTTTGGGAGGTAATGACATGAAAAATCATCAAAGACTTTCAAATGTTATTCGTGAACATTCACCATGCGATGGCTGTACAGAAAGATTCATAGCTTGCCAAGATAGATGTCCCAAAGATGCTCGTGGAGGATTCGGCATCAAGGCGTGGAAAGCAGAAATAAAACGAGTAAAGAAAGCAAGGTTGGACTATTTGAAGAGGACATCAGTAAGAAGAAAAGACTTTCATTGGGGGAATGAAGATGGCGAATGACAAAACGATGCCCAAGCATCCGTGTCAGGGATGTGTCTACTACAAGGTCTGCGGAGAATCCACCAGAACAGAACCATGCTATGGGCGAATGACAAAAAGTGAACGGAGGGCAGAAGATGGCTGATTTTTTGAGAATTGCAGGATGCGTGTTTTTAGGTTGGATGATTCGCCTTTGGTGGGATGGAAGGAGAAAGAAAGATGGCAAATGAACAGCTTGCTCTGTACGATGTTCCTCCTGTGCCACCGAAGCAAGGCAACAAGCAAAAGAAAAGCTGGGAAGATGGCTTTCAGCGGTGGAGCAATAGGCAGTTTGATAGTAACCCTCACGACCAACCATTGGGATGCTGCGGATATGGCAGTATGTGCGATTACTGCGAGGACAACAGCTACGGCAGACCTTGCGTGAGGGCGTTGAACGAGATGTGCCGCGAGAAACGGATCACAATCGACTACAGCAAAAGAAACTATGAGGATATTTGGAATGGGGTGTTCACAGATGGCAAATGAAAAGCGGCTGATTGATGCCAATGCGTTGCTTGAAAAGATGCAGTTTCGACTTCCTGTTGTTGATATAGCATCCAAGTGTATAAGCGATTGCGTGGCGATAGCAAGAAAAACCATTGTCGATGCCCCCACCGTGTATGCCGTGGAAGTGGTGCATGGGCGGTGGGAAACCATTGCACAAAAAACCGTTTCGAGGTTGAGCAGATGTACCGCTTGTGGTTTTGAGAAGTACAACATTCATTGGTGCAATTACTGCCCCAACTGCGGCGCAAAGATGGATGGTGATGGGAATGGCTAAAATGGTTGATGCTGATAAACTGCTGAAAATAATTAGGTTACGCAATCCATTGGGAAGCAATTATGAACTTATCACCGCTTCCGTTGTGGAATATTGCAGACACATTATACAAACCGAATCAAAAGTGGAACTAGTGTTCTGCGGTGAATGTCGGTTCGTAGATACTGATAAATGCCCAATGAGTAGAAGTCCCGGCAGAGTGTCAGCAAGTGATTTCTGTTCATACGGAGAAAGGAAAGACAATGACACTTGAAAAAGCCGTTAATTCTCTATTTGCGGAATATGAAAGAGCATTACAGCTGAAATTTGTCCGTAACCCCCTTGCCTATGCGTTATATCGTGTTTGGAAAATGGCAGACAGAGAGGGTGAAGATAATGCTTGAAGAACTTTGCAAAAGTGCAATGTATGATATCTGCCGTGATGTTTCGCATAGCTACCCTCTAGTCAGACTTAGGGGATATCCTCAAAAGGTTTCTCCGTTTGAACCATTTTTCGGTCTAGGTTATGCGTACTGTTGGAGCATATTGCCTATTAGTAAAATTACAAGGCAAGGAAGAAAAAGTTTAGGTTGGTCAGCGTGGCTGTGGTTCAATGAACAATCAGCAGCTATATGCAATGGCTATTTTAAGAAACGATTCAACGGAAATGTAGAAAGGGCAATGATTTATTTCGGCACTTTCGAATTATTGTTCACCGATTTTAAGAATTACTTTGAAGAAAGGAAAAAGGACTTAATGGAACGAACAGAAAATGCCTTACAGAAAAGAAAAGCGGAGCTTGCCCAAAAGGGCGAAAAACCGCAAAGCTATGGTGGAGTTGCTAATCTGCTAAAAGTGTTAGCAAAGACAAGCCAAGAGCAAGGCAGTAGCATCCAAACTATCGCAAAAGTGCAGTTTGCCGTTTGTATGCAGGCTGGCATATTCATTCCAGATGAATTTCTTACCGATGTTGCTGTTGCTACCAGTATCATGGAGGACGGACAATGAGAAAAAAGCTGATTGAGTTGCTGAAAAGCGACATGAATATTTTGAAAGCGGCTGGAACATCCGCAACAGCAACCTTGCGGCTTGCTGACAACCTTATTGACAACGGAGTAACGATCCAGAAGTGGATTCCTGTGACGGAGAGGTTGCCGGAAGATGATTTGCCGGAAGATTCTAAAAGGAGAGAAATAAGATGCTTTGTGGCAACAAACAAAGGTTCTGTTAAGACTTGCGTTCGGATGCGACACATTACGAAGCGAAACGGAGGTTGGTGTTATACCGCATGGGTGTGGAGCAAAGATGATTTTGCGAAGCCCACCCACTGGATGCCACTTCCCCAAGCACCGAAAGGAGAATGAGTATGACAGTAAAAGAACTGGACGATATAATCAAAGACCTTGACAACATAATCAAAGACCTTGACAACAAAAGGCAGAGAAAGCGTGAACTGCAAAAGGCAAAAGCGCAAGCTGAACTATCTGCAATTGATCGAGAATACGAAGCGTATTTTGATGGTATTTATGATGCAATCAAAGCTGTTAAGGCAATTATGCCAGAACCGACAAAGATGGAGAAGAAATGCGATAACTGTGGCAATTATGGGAAGATACCAAAGGCAGATGATTGCGGAATGTGCGTACAAGCCAGATTATCAAACGGAGTTCTAACAGACCCTAGCCACTGGAAACCTAAGACACAACAGCCAGCGGAAGGAGAATGAGCATGGCAAACAAGCCAGTTTTAGGAGTTGCGGTCTGTCCATACTGCAAAGCAAATAATCCTGTTATCTGGGATGGTAATTTCAAGTATTCGTGTTGGCACTGCCACAAGAATTTCCGAGTAAAACGGCAGAAGCTGAAAAATGTGCAGCCTATCAAGATGAAAGGAGAATGACTATGAAAGTAGAAGATGCAATCGAGCAAGCCTACAATAACGGCTATGCAAAAGGATATGAGGACGGAGTAGCTTCCATGGCGAAGCAGAAGATCCGAACCCACTTCGCAAAAATAATCGTTGGTGGCACTCTCCAGAAGCCGTACTACGGCATTCTGTACTATGATCCTTCCGATGGGAAGTATCACGAAGGATTCGGTTCGTACATCCTTGCATATGTCTTTCAATGGCTATCTGAAGAATTTGAAATCACTGGTGATGCCGTGAAGCATGGGCAGTGGGAGCAAGCGAGATACACGAAAGCCCCCTTGTATATCTGTTCCAAACGCGATAAGCACGAATATAAACAGCACAACTTCTGTCCAAACTGCGGTGCTGATATGAGAGGTGAGAAAGATGGCTAAGTGGTGGAAGAAGTTCTGGTGCTGGATTACTGGCGGTCATGCGTACCTTGCTATGAATCTGCAATCGCACTATGACGAAATGAATATGGTGTACAGATTCCGCAACAGATGCACGAAGTGCGGAAAGGTGGATGAATGGGAAGTACCTGCCGAAAACATCTTACCAAAACGGAAACGGAATCCGCTTTATGTGCCTGTTGAGGAAGATCGTTGCATCTGCTGTGGTGAGATCATACCGGAAGGTCGGATGGTATGTCCGAACTGCCTTGTAACAGTAAAAGAAGGAGAAGACAATGGACAAGCTGACAACGGATTGCATAGCAGCTAAAACTGCCGGAATGTCCTATGGACAGTGGAAAGCTACGCAGGAACGCAAAGAGATCCCGGTGAACACGGATCTTCCGGCAGGATGGAAGCTGTGCGAATGGTGCAGAACGCCATACAAGCCTACAACGAGAAGACCACAGCGGTTCTGCCAACCTTACTGCGCAAATCTGGCGTTCAAGGACAGAAAACGGAAAGAGAATCTGAGCGCAAGAAAGGATGCTGACAATGGGAAAGCCTAACGCATTTCTGGCCAAACAAGAAGCATTGAATAGGGCGCATTTCCAAGCCGGACTTCAGAGCGGAAGACAGCAGATCATTGACATGGTTTCTCTGGTGCTGAGAGATTCCGAGATTATGGGCAAGGATACCTTCGGCAAGGATCGGCTTCTCAAGTTGGTTAATGGTATCGGAGAATACATAGACAAGTTCCAGCCAGCTTGGGAGAGAAGCGATGAAACCGACTACTACAGAGCAAAGCTTGACGATGCACTGGCAGAAGCCTACGGAGAAGGACTGCATGACAGCTTCCTGCAAAGGTATGAGTATATGCCTGAATATGATTATGTGAAAGGAAAATGGAAGAAATGAAAGTGATCAAAATCAAGTATCTCAAAGATATCCAGAAAATTGAGAGATTCAATGTGGGTGATTGGATTGATCTGAGAGCGGCCGAGGATGTTGTCATGAAACCGGGAGAATATAAAATGATCCCATTGGGAGTGGCAATGGAATTACCTCACGGATATGAAGCGATCATCGCTCCGAGAAGTTCCACATTTAAAAATCTTGGTGTGATCCTTGCAAACAGCATCGGCATCATTGACGAATCCTACAAGGGAGACAACGATGAATGGAATTTCCTCGCCTTTGCCACTCGTGACACAGTGATCCACAAGAACGAACGAATCTGCCAGTTTAGAATCCTTGAACATCAGCCTTTGATTCACTTGAAGGAAGTGCAAACGCTTGGAAACGATGACCGGGGCGGTATCGGCAGCACCGGTGCGTTCTAAGATTCAAAGTATACTTAGAATAATTCCTGGCAAAAATGAAAGTTTGGTGGTGAAACCGTGAAGAAGAAACCAACAAAGAAGAAAGTCAAAAGCGAAGCACAGATTTATCTTGAGCAGATCGAAATGCTGGATGCCGTCATCGAGAATAAACTGATCGAGCAGAAGCAATGGATGGACATCGCTCTGGGAATCACTGCCAACATGGATGGAGACAGAGTGCAGTCTTCCGGAACAAAGGATAAGATGGCTTCGGCTGTACAGCGGTGCGTGGACATGGGAGCGGAGATCGATAGTCTGGTAGACAAACTGGTTGACTTGAAAACAGAGGTCACACAGACACTTGAAAAGCTCCCTAGTCCCATCCAGTACAAGATCCTGCACATGAAATACATACAGTACGATAAGTACCCTGAATTTTGGGATATCGCTGACAAGTTCGGCAAGGACTATTCCTGGGCAACTACATTACACGGAAGAGCCTTGAAGAATGTGCAGAGAATACTTGATGATAGAAAAAAGAAATGTGACTTGGTGTGACTTCGTGTGACGAATCCCTATTGAATGTGACTTATTGAGTTGATAGTATGTAGAATGAGAAAAAGCGGAAAGGCACTTGGCTTCGGTCAGGTGTCTTTTTTTGCGTTATTGAGGAAATGCCTATGAAAGCTATTCGATGTGACCTTCCTTATGCAGAAACAATAGAGATCCATCCGATGGCTGATTTGCATATTGGTGATTCCATGTGCGACTTCAAGCTGATACAGGAAAGGATCGAATACATAAAGAATACTCCAAATGCCTATTGTATTTTGGACGGTGATCTGATGGACACAGCGATAGCTTCCAGTATCGGTGATACCTATGGCTCAAATCTACAGCCTATGGAACAGCTAAAGCAATGCGTGAAAATCTTTGAGCCGATCAAGGACAAGATACTCTGCGTGTTGCCGGGAAACCATGAGAACAGAGTGTACAAGAGTGATGGATTGGATATCACAGAAATTATGTGCGCTCAATTGGGGATTCCGCAGAAGTATTCACCTACCACTGCCCTTCTATTTATCCGATTTGGAAGACAAAAGCATGGTGGTGGAACAGGAAGACCATTTTTGTATACAGCCTATGTGACCCACGGCTCCGGTGGTGGCAGAAGAGAAGGCGGCAAAGTCAACAGACTGGCTGACCTGGCTTCCATTGTAGATGCGGATATTTATATCCACGCACACACCCACCTTCCCTTGGTGTTCAAGGAATCCTTCTTCCGGGTGAGTGGTGGCAATTCCTCTGTAGCACTGGTAGACAAACTGTTTGTGAATACGGCAGCTTCGCTTAACTACGGTGGCTATGGAGATAAACAAGGGTACAAGCCTGCAAGCAAGAGATCCCCGGTCATTTACTTGGACGGACTCAAGCATGATATGTGGGCGAAACTATAAACAAGCACCAGCGGATATCGGTTTCGTGATTGGTCGGTATCTGTTAAATACCATTACTCCTTATGGGGCGGTGCAACTGGCATCGCCTATGGTGCAGCTTAAAAGAAAGAGGTGAGAGAGTATGCTGACGGAAAAGCAAGAGAAATTCGCCAGAGCCATTGTGGAAGGCATGAACCAAGCGGATGCATACCGCTCTGCCTATTCAACAAAGAACATGAGCGACAATTCGATATATGTCAATGCGAAATCCAAAGGAATTGACATTGAGAGCGAACTGAACAACAGAAAACTGATGTACGAAGGAATCACCGATGCA